GCCCTAAGCGAGCCGTTAGGCTCGCCATAAGCGAGCCGTTAGCAAAGGAATAGGCGAGCCGTTATGCTCGCCTACCCCCAAGCCGTTCCGTTCTACTCTGCGTCTTTCGCCATTACAGTTCGGGTAAAGGTGCTTTGACCCCACGATAAATCGTGTCCGAGTGTATCGGCTTCAAGTTCTACCGAAGTGCCAGCCCGTTCGCCATTGTCCCAATCACGCACACGCAGACTACCCGATACAACTACTCGGTCGCCCTTGCTGATACTTGTTGCCGTGTTGATTGCCAACTGCTTAAAAGCCGTAATGGTGAACCAATTTGTTTCGCCATCAACCCACTCACCCTTGCCGTTGTCCCAGCGTTTTACAGAACTCGCTAGGCGAAAAGATGTAATCGGCAAGCCGTCTTGCGTTACTATGTGTCGTGGTGTTGTTGCTACCAGACCTGTAATTGTTGTTGCTTGTTCTTTCATTTGTCCCTTTCAGAACTACTTTGGTTTCGTTCTGTGTTTATAGTTCCACTTTACACCAACGCTAATGAAAAGTCAAACTCACACGCCCAGAAGATTTTGTCGTGTGAAAAAATGAATACACTTTAAAAGCTTAAAAAGAAACCACCTAACCGAAAGGGGTAAGGTTAGGTGGCTGGTCTTTTGTGGTGCTAGGTTCTACCAAGAACTATCGTAGTAGAAGTCCCAGCCCAAGAACTTTGGATTACCGAGTAGGCGTTCTAGTATCTCAACTGTTTTCTCTAAGCCTTTAAAATACCACTCGTCATACTCAACATCACCAAAGAAAAACCCAGAGTGTCTTGGTAGAAGTTTCTCTGCTTTGTCGTGTTCCCATAAAACCTCTTTACAAAGGTTATGTAGGTCTGTGAGTTTGTCAGGCGATACATAGTAAGCCTTACAATCGTCCTCGCCCTCTTGGACATTATCAACAAACCACTTGTGTATCTGGTTGTCTTTACGCCAATAACCAACTTTGACACTCAACTCCACACTTGGATACTCGTCATCAACATCAGACGAAGTTAATCCCAACTGCGAGATTATGTTTTCGTATTCTTGGTTCTGTATTCTCACTAGTTCGCCACCTACTTTTTTGTAGTCGCTACCACTAATGTATTTCCTTGCGTATAGGTATTGGTCTAATCCCATTTGCTTCAGCCCTTTCTGGCTCTTGTTGTTGTCGTGTTCATTGTATCAAACTAATCGTCTAGTGTCAAGTGGAACTGACTAGGCAGATTGGCGATTGACCAATCAGAAATCCTTTTCATTTCCAACCCAACCAGAGTTAGTCGTGCGTTCATCTCAACGAACTCTGTGAGCATACTGCCAACCCTGTCAGGTGTCAGCCCTGTCTCTTTTAGTTCTGTCTCAATGCCCTCTATTCGTGCCTGTAATCCAGCCCTTACTAGAAGTGTGTCGCTTAACATTGCCCTAAGCGTTTTCAGTTTCTCAATCAGTTCATCTTCGTTCATAACCTCACTCTACCAGAACCAGCCCTGTAAAGCAAATCCATTTAGGAACAGGCGTGTTGCGTGTGAAAAAATGAATACAGATTTAAAAGCTTAAAAAGAAAACCAACCAACCTTAATGAAAAGTTGGCTGGCTTTCTTTGACCAACGCTAGTTCAGCGTGAGAACTCTAACTGTGGCAGTTGCGTCCTCTGCTCTAAACATAGCCAAAACTTCTGGCTGTGTCTTAGCAAGGAACGCTACGAGTTCTGCTGTGTTGTAGCGAGTTGGGGTTTTTGGTTGGACAAGGTGGATTTTCACTAAACGCTGTCCCTTTGCGTTAGTTCCAAACTTGGTCTGCTCGTCGCCAAGTTCGTCAAGGATAATCTCACGACTAGCCTTTACTACTTCGGCAACTTGCTTTTCCAAGTTGTGAGCATCTCGGAGTTCCCGAACTGCCTTTTGACCCTTTGCCGAGAGGCGAACCTCTGGCTCTGTGGTTGGTGTCATCACTACTCTTGATGTTGAGGCAGTCTTTCCTGCTGTCGTGGTGTTTGCCATAAGTCAAACTTAGCATTAAGTATTTCCAAAGTCAAATCCATTTGGGAAATAGCGTGTCGTGGGTGAAAAAATGAATACAGATTAAAAGCTTAAAAAAGTAGCGAGCAGTTTAGAACACTTGCTCAGGTGTTATCTCTTTCTGCGAGATTGGTCTAGCGTTTCCACTCGTTCAGAGCAACCAGAAGTTCCTCTGGCTTGACTTTGAGAGCAAGGCAAACAGCAACCAGAGTATCTGCTGGCATTTGTCTTTGCTTGTGGAAGTATCTGCTAAGGCTGGACTTCTGGAAGCCCTGCTTGATAGCAAACTGATTTAGTGATTTGTATCCGAGTTCTTGGTAGCGTTCTACGAACCACTCCCAAGTGTCTATCTTTTTTGTCTTTGGCACTTTTACTCCGTTTCTTTCTCGTCCAAAACCTTTATGATTTGGAAGTTTATGTCCTCTACTATTCCCGTCTTTGCTAACTCAAACTGCTCTCGGTTATCAAAGTAGAAATACACTCTTGCGTCAAAGGGGTAGTTATCGTCATACACTACCGAGCCGTCCCCGATTACAACTGTTACTTCGTCTGTATCGGTTTGCTCGCCGTCCCAAGTTATTAGGACATCTACATACTCGCCTGTTTCCGTTTGGTTTTTATTCATACCCATACTCTACACCAAGCCGTCTGTATTGTCAAGTTCCATTAGCGAGCCGTTTTCGTCATAGACCTCAAACTCGTCAGACATTACTGCTGTTTCTAAGTCAATGTCCCAGCCCGTATTCTCTGCGTCATCTTGCGAAAGCTTAACGGCTTGCTCTGGACTATCAGCCGTTACCTTTGTCTTATACCAAACTGTCGCTTTTTGCCAAACTGTAAAGTCGTCCATTACTCGCCCACCTCAAACTCAACCGAGTAAGTGTCAGGGATTACATCAAGCAAGCCCGTTGAGAACATACTTTCTAGGCTGTCATACCCGTCAAGGTTCTCGTCAAGCCACTCCTCAAAGTCCTCGGTGTATTTGGTGTCGCTGACTAACCAGAACCCGTCATACTGCGTGGACATTTCTAACCATTGAGGCTTGCCTTGCCAGAGAAACCAAACTCTCCGTTCGGTTCTGTCGCCCTCAACCTTAGTCATCTTGACATCTGGTATCCAGCCCGTTTCGTTTTCGTCTGCGTAGAAGTTGTGTTCCATTAGTTAACCTCGTCCTCGTCAATGAAAATGATTTCTAGGCGAGCAACACGCTTGCCCCAGTTGTCGTCCTCTACATAGTGAGCATAGACGGGATAGAACCCGTCCCCGTAACCAGTTCTGGCTACAATACCAGCACCCTCGCCACCAGTTCTAATAAACCCAAGTTGCCCTGCCCCCTCGTCCGTGAGAGTTGTAGCACAAGCACCAGCCCAAGAATAGTGTCCCACGCCAGCCTCACCCATTTTGTTATCCACGAAATCGGAAACATAACTAGGGTCGGTGATTAGGATTGTTCCACTATCAACGGCACAATAACCAATGCGTTCTGTGTATGTCTTTGTAATCATTTTGTCCTTTTCTGTTAGTTGTTTGTTGCTACTTTGATACTACCATAGTGTCAAGATAGTTGTCAAGTATTCCCTCTGGCGTGTCTGGAAAAGTCCCGCCCATATTAAACGCTGTGAGGATTAGGATTTCAGGCAGGCTGATACCCAGAGCAATAGATAGTGCTTCAAGGATTTCTGACGAAGCTTCTTTTCTACCTCGTTCTATTTCAGATAGGTAGCCAAGTGCTACTCCTGCTTGCCCAGAAATGTCCCTAAGCGTTCTGTGTTTCTCTAAGCGTAACTCTTTTAGCGTGTCGCCCAATGCTGTTCTTAGTTTCATACCATAAAGCCTTTCTCTTTACCTAACTCTATCGCTTTTGCTATGGCTGTGTCCAACTCAAAGAACACATCACCATACTCCCACATCTCGTCTTGGTCGTGGAAAATCTCAAACCAAGGATTATTCAGGCTCTCTAACCTGTTCGTGTCCAGAAGTTTCTCTAAGTCTTTGTCTGTCTTGACACCAAGTTCAAAGAAGTCGCTGGTGTATTTGACTACTTCGTAATACTCGTGGTTCTCGTCTGTGTAGAGGTGGTATCTCATTTCACCATTACGCATTACATAGAAGTTGGTTTCAGTTGGTTTAGCCCAGATTTGTTCTATGCCAGCCTCATACACATAAAACTCTGGTGCTTGCTGTTCAGCACAGCGACACTCCAACTCAAAAGCACCCTCGCCTGTATCTGACATAGCAAAGCCACACATCTCGCATACTTGTTTTTCATTGTCCATAGGGGACAGCCTAGCATACGCCTATGACATTTCGCAACTCATTTCAGAACTTTTCATTACTAATCCAAAGTGTCCTTCACCTTCGCTGTGAAAAAATGAATACAAGTCCAGAGGGTAAAAGAAAAGACAGAGTGCTACTTAGTTCGCTGGTGTTTTCGCAGTATTGCTCTGGTGGCGTTAACTCCACCCCTGCTACTTCCACTTGGGAACTGTATTTCGCATTTTGCTCTGTCTTTTAATTTGGTCTGCTTCTCATTAAGCTAATTAGATTATGTCCTTGACGGACAAGTGCTTCTATCTCCACAGACCTAGTTTAGCGAGTATCCACTCGGTTTCCTTGACATTGAGAGTTCGTCATTACACTAACCCAACGCACCAACTATGGTTCTGCGAGTGCCGTTATGGACATTAAGGTATGAGCATTATCTCCTACCCTCGCACCAACTATGGTTCAGCGTTTGTCAAGCAAGTCTTTATTGAGTTATCAAGTTCTATCCGTCATACTATCACAGATAAGCGAGCCTGTCAAATCCGTTTCCGTCTGGCGTGTCGGTCTGCTAAATCGGATAGCGAGCCAACCCAATAAGCGAGCCTGTGTATCCGTCTGCTAATCCAAAGAAGCTTTTTAGAGCAAGCCGTCCAAGTCCAACTTCTCATTAGTTATCCAATGTTGGATAGATACGCTTGCCGTCCGTATCAACTACATACGAGTTTAGAGTTCCCTCAACGAACTCCATAAGTTCGTCAGGGTCGTTGCCGTTCTCTTGGATAAGTGCGTATGCGTTCTCGGCTGTGTTGGTTCTGACTTTGTAAGTCTTGGTAACAACAACTAGGAACTCGCCGTCCTCTCTCGGACAATCGGAATACCAATCATCTTGGTCGTCGTCCCTAGCACAGACACAGCCGTCCTCGTCGTCCTTAGCAACATAGTCAGCGTGGCTCTGTGGTATGTCCCACTCTTTATCAAGATACAACGAGCCGTCCCTTGCTGAGTATTCAGCACCCCAACCCTGTTCTTCCTCGCAACCCATAGTGAAAGTCAAGGTCGGGTGTTGTTCTGCCATAGCACGAAAGACAGGTTCGGGGATAGACCAAGCCGTAGAGAAAGTATAGACAGCTTCATTTTCGTCTTGCGTTAAATCAACATCTCTGGCGTTCCACTTAGTTCCCCAGTTCTCTAAGTTCCAGCCATACCAGCCATTAGAGCCGTCTATGTTGTTATCTGACTTCTCGCCAGTAAAGCCCACGCCCTCAACGAAACCAGTAGTTCCAAAGTATTCAGACCAGATTTCCTCTGGTGGTGCTACGAAGTTCCAAAATGATAAGTCGCACTCTGGCGATAACTCAACCTCAATCTTTCGGTCTTTGTCCTCAACGGAAGTATTAGTTCCGTCCTCGTTCCTAATCCATTGTTCAGATAGCCAGCGTGTTTCATTTTGCTTTCTAGCCTTATCAACGAACTCTTGTAGTTCGTGTTGGTTACCCTCAACACTCAATCTGTTATAGACCCAGTTTGGCATTTGTATTGTCCTTTTCTCTTTGTGTTAGTTTCACCTTACAGCAAGTTTGATTATTTGTCAAGGCAGAAACGCCTCGTATGCTGGCAAACTTTCTAGGTGTGGTTTCATAATGTGTAGCAACATAGGCAGGTGTGCGAACTCCACTTCAAAGTGTGTGCGAGTTGTCCAATGGTCAGATACATAGAAGTCCCACGCTTTGAGTGTGGCGTCGTCTATCTCGCAGAGTTCTATTGGATTGTCGTAGTTGTTAAGACAATGTATGTATTCGCCCTTATTGTCTTTGTCCTCTTCCCAATCAAGTTCGTAGGCGATAACGAGCAACCTACTTCTCTCTTTGTCGTAGTAGAGGTTGATGTCGTATTCGTTCGTGTATGGAAACGCTTCTGTATCTATTATCATACCCTCACTTTACACTAAGACTAATCAAAAGTCAAACTCATCTACGAGTGTGTTTAGTGAAAAAATGAATACAACAGAGAAAGTAAAAATCTTCGGCTTGACAACTTTGTATTAGTTAGTGTAAAGTTCGCACACTCATCAGCATCTACTGGAACTCATCTACATTTGAAGCTCGCCAGATAGACGAAACCCCCTGATAGGAAATGGGAATAAACTATCAGAGGGTTTCTAATCCGTCAGGGAGAACCTGCTGTGAAAGGGGACAACAAAAACAGCGTTGCTCAATCCCTGACGGACTTCTTGTGGAACTAGTTAGGCATTACGCTTGCCGACCTGTTCCAATGCTTTCGCACACGCCGAACCAATCAGCGTTGCTATGTCCTTGCCAGCAGTTCCGTCAATCAAAACTGCTTCGGAGTTCTCGGCAACAATGTCGTAAGCACCATTACTCCCAATCTTGTCAGGTGAAATCCACATCACAGCCACGCCGTTACGCTGGCACTCTTTCATAACTTCTTTTGCTCTCTTGCTTTCGCCACCTGTGTAATGTCCGTCAGAAACGATTACGAGCAATCTCGCACCACGCCCATAAAGTAAATCAAGCGAGCCATTTAGAGCAGACCAGCCCTCACCAAACTTTTCAGTTCCGTCTGGTGCTGTATAGACCTTGACCTCTGGAAGTCGCTGACCGACTTTGAGAGTTGGGAATACGCCAGAGCCATAATAGACCATAGCAGTTTTCGCCTGAACCCTGCGACCTGCTTCAGCGAGAACCCACGCTGTCGTTGCGAGAGGGTTCATAGCGTTCCCCATAGAGCCAGATACATCTACCATTACACCAACAGACAGAGTTGGCTCGTCTGTGTATTTGCGTGTCTTGTGTTCCCACGCTTCAACTTGGGTCTTGATACCCTTGCTCTCTAACGCTTTGCCCTGAACCAAAGTTCTAGTGCGAAGTCTGCCAGCAGGAACTACACCTGTCTTGGTAACGACATCTCTCTCACGATACTTTGCTCGTTCCAACATCTGTGATACACGAACGCTTGCTATGCGTTCCTCGCTGGTAGGCTGACGAGTTTCAATCAGCGTAGAGGAACTACCTGTTTCGCCACCACCAGACGAACGAGAGAAAATCTTATTAGCAATCTCTTTGTCCTTGTTCTGCTGTTCTGACTTCTTACTCTTTTCTGAAGCCTGTTCCTTACTTTCCTCTTGGTCTTGCTGGTCAGCCAAATCGTCATTAGTAGCCAGAGCAGTATCGTCAGCAGAGTTCTCAACAGCTTCAATCAGGTCAGAGATAATCTTGCCAATCATCTCTTTCATCTCGTCAGACATTTCAGAGCCAGCACCAGAACCCTCGCCCTCGCCCTCGCCCT